CTAGAGGACGCAATTTTCCTCCCTTACGACCAACGCCCTTTTTCTCTAATACATCTTGCGAAATATCTTCTAATTTTATTGCTCTTTCAGCAGCTTTTTTCATAAGATTAAGAATAGCTAAATTGGCCTCTTTACTTTTCCCAATATCAGGCAATTTATCTTGTAAAAGTCTTAAGTCCGCATCAGAAAGTCTTACTCCAAAAAGTTCTTTCCGACCTTCCAAAAATTCAGGAATCGAGGCCAATAATTCTGCTTGTTCACCTGATAACAAAGCATTGGCTACTTTTTTTCCTGTCTCACCTAAACCTGAGAATATATTTGCAAGACTAGAAGGTTTAATTTTTCCTTCTTCTACGTTTTTAATATTATTTTGAATTAAAGGAATTTGTCTTCTTGCAACACTAGCGTTTTTTGTGAGAGAATCTTCAAATTTGGCCGATTCTTGATGAAAAAGAATATCTTCTTTACTAGCAATTTTTCCCTTTTCATTTTCATTCTTGGCATTGGTTTCTTCTTTTCGTCTTCTATTCTCGATATAGGGACTGGAATATACAGGATTTACACCTGCTTTTCCTAAACCTATAGCTAAATCATCTGCACTAACATCAGGATTTTTTTGAATATAATTTTCAATTGCTTCAATCTGTTCTTTAGGAATCGGCTGTGCTGTTATCCCACCAGAAGGTTTAGGATTTTTAGCTTTATGCATAGCCACAAATTCTTGTGGTGTGAACATAGATTCTTCTTCTGGGGTTAAATCTTCACCTTTTAAATATCTACCTAAAGCCTTTCCTTTCAGCTTTTGTTGAGCTTCTTGTTTTTTTGTTTGTTTTTCTTGCTCTTCTAATTGATAAGTCTGCATTTTTTGTTGAACTATTTCTTTTCCTTTTTCTCCATATGGACTCATAGCAGTTTGTATAGCTTCAAGCTTTTTAGACTGAGGCGCATTTTCTAAGGATTTATCTTTCATGACACTATCAAGACTGCGATTGGCAAAGTAGGTATTTAATCCATTTCCAATACCTTGGCCAAGACTCATGCCAAGCATTTCTGAAAGTTTTCCTTGATGATTTTCTGATTGTATTACTTGTACCATGGTTTAACCTAATCCGCCAGATGATGGTTTGAATAAACTGCTGATACCAGCTCCTAACGCTCCTCCCAATGGACCTGCTACACCAGTTCCAATAGCTCCAAGAAGCGGCCCTAACATTCCACTTGAACCTTTCTGTTGGTTATATGAAAATGGCTCATAACCTAATCCCTGTTGAGAAAGATTCTGAAATTGACCCTGCTGTCTTCCGGCAGCTTGCCCTTGTAGTTGAGAAAATAATTGAGCCAATTGGGATTGTAAACCCGACGCGGCTCCTCCGAGAGCTTGACCGAAACCGCTAGACGAAAGAGCGCCTCGGCCGGCAAATCTTTCGGCAATTTGAGGAAGCAACTGTTCTTGAAATTGTTGCATATAAGGATCGGCGAATTGATTAAAGGCATCCGGTCCTTGACCAAGTAAGCCTTGATCATGTTGATTAGCTAAATTAAAGCCTCCACCTTGTTGCATCATTTTCTGAAGTAAACCTATAAGGTCTTGGCCACCAAACTGCTGTTGCTCTTTTGTTCCATTTGCAAGTTTCTTAAACTTGTCATCGCTTCCGAAAAGCCATTCACCGAATCCTGCCATAATAATAAACCTACTGTTTCAAGTATTCCAAAACGAAAACACACCATGTCAGGGCGTTACCTGAATTATTTTGAATAATAATTGTATTTGTCGAGCTATTATATCTTACGTAAATCTGTGGATCATTTAGAAAATAAGATAATCCAGTAGTATCTTTAGCCCCTCCAAAACCTTGCACAGGATAGAGATAACCATTAATCATCATGGGTTGTGTAGAAGTTGTTAAAGCTAAACTAGTTGAACCTGTTGGAATGTTTCCGCCATTTAACAACACCAAATCAACGGTAATTCTATACGCACTACGATTCTGTTGAGGATTACCAATTTGATACCATTGTTCAAAAGGAGCATTCTCTTGTAGAAGAAATAATCCGCTTTCTTTTGTATTGATAGCGTTAGCAACTCGACGCAAATATAGAAGCAAAATAGAATCAAAATCCTTATCCTCTGGATTTACATCAAGTGATATGGGAAGTTGATTTGTGTTCAGCGATGGGTCGCTTGAGAATGTCATCGTTTATTTCTCTCATTGTGTTATTTAAACTATACGCTATAAATAAAGAAAATAAATTTAATTCTCCATCAGACATATTTTTTACTTTTTCTTCCATTTCTTTGTTCATGAAGATGAATTTTGAGTATTCTTCCATATTTCCTTTAAGGTAAAGCGGCTTTACATTGTCAAATATGCTTCCAATTTTTTCGGTTACAAATATATAGAATTGTCACCAAATTTACCTTAAAAATATCTGCTAATTCTGATAATTTTTTTCCTTCTAATCTCATTCTACGAATATCTAAAACATCTTTTTCTTTTAATTTTGATTGGGGATGTTTTTCACCTTTATGATCAACTCCTCGACCTTTAATTTTCATATCTTGAAGATTGTCTTTTTGAGTTCCAATCCATAAATGTTCAGGATTAAAACATTTTCTATTATCACAGGTATGACAAACAAATAATCCTTTTTCTATATCACCCTTCCATAATCTATATGAAATCTGATGCACAGGAGTTTTTCTTTTTTTTCCATCTATTGTAAAAGTTCTTCTTCCATATCCTTTATTATCTAATTGACCTAACCATTCCCAACATTCATTAACAATATTCCGTTTAGATAACAATTCTTTTTTTACATGATTATGATATTCTTCAATTGTTTTACAAGGTCTCTTATGCCCTCTTGGATATGCACATCCACAACTATTTATGACACCTCTTTTTAATTCATAACCATTGACGTTTCTACGAATATTTCCACATTCACAAAGACATTTATAAGCATAAGATTTATTGTTCATTCCATCATCTTCAATAACCGTAAGTTTACCAAACTTTTGTCCTATATAATTTTTCCTACGTTTTTTATTAAACTCAGATAAATGACTTCCTTTAGGCATAAAATCTCCTTTTTAGAGATTAATATACCATAATCCACCTTAACGAGTCAATTACAAATTCGCCCCCCCTCCCTAAAAAATAAATTCATCGCGTTCAATTCCATAGGTGTTTGATGTGTGGCTAATTGATTCATGAGAGTATCATCGTAGGTTAATCCAACGCGAAGATATTGCCCAAATTGCGTGCTATAGAATCGATACCATGCATATTCTGAGCCGGGGATATAAGTCTGGCCATTGGTGGGATCTGTATTCCAAATTCCTCCTTTCACGTATATAGAGAAACCTTTAGCATCCGTATTATCCAATGTAAAATTATTTGAATCCACGACAGTTATGGAATAAATAGCTGCATTTAATTGCGTCATGCCCTGAACATTGGCTATGTAAATCAATGTTCCAGTAATCAAGCTGTGATCTGGACTTTTTATTTGACATGGATTTGTCTTAGTTGCAGCAGTTATAAAGCCACAATTTTGAGATGAATTGATAATTTCTTGATTAGTCGCTATAAGATTTGCCTGTTCTCCCATACGAGAATTCACAAATAATTGCACAGTAATAGCAGTAATAGCAGGAGACGCAAGATTTGAATCCATTTGGAAGTCAATAAATGATAATTTAAACTGCTTTCCAGCCCCTTGGAATGGATTAAAATCTTTTCCAACTATATTCATTTTAGGAAAAAGAGTGATCACCCCTCCTCCGATATAGATGGCGGAAGATGTCATAAACACTGCTTCGTAATTCTGAAATGTTTGATTCCATATGCTTAAAGTAATTACATTTGGATCAGGTAATAAGGGATCTCCTGTGCTTGCAATGGTGACTCTATAAATTTGATTATTTATACCAGGATCAGTTCCATCCCAGATAGCGCCCGTAATATAAATTATTTCATCATTTTCAAAATTATGATTAGGAACTGTAAATTGATTTGGATTTTTTGTGAAATCAACAGCAGTTATAGCCATACTAGGCGCGTAAAGGGTACTAACTGGACGACCTGTACTCGCATCTGGATTATTGTAAATATTTATAAATCCATTTGGACTGCCTGATGTAATATAATCAACAAATTGTTGATCATCTACATTATCCCAACTTACATTACTTTCCCAAAGCGTAGTTAAACTATCCCAAGTAATACCAAATTGAAATTGAGCCGGTCCAAAGCAAGTGATATTATCGCGGAATTTTGCCCAGGTATTATTTCGATAATTGAAAACTAGAACAGTATTTGGATAAGACTGAGTCGTAGATTGATTGGAAATATCGAGATAATTCCAATAAACAAGTTCTTTTTCGAAATCACGAATTCCATGCACAAAATTAGGGGCATTATTTTGGATTTCAAAACTGAATACTTGTTCAGGTATCTGTTCATCAAGACGAGTAAGGCCGTTGGCAGCCGCTTGAATTACACCTCGATCACTAACGGCCATTACTCCTTGGTCAAAAACAATAGAACTATAAGTGCTAACAGCACCAAAATCTGAAGAAATTCTTTCGAAAATGAATGGTAAGCCATATTCACCTATATAACGCAATT